GGGCCTTCAAGACGAACAACTTGCAAACTATAAGTGCCGATAGCTGGAATTTGTGCGCTTGCAGTAATGTTAGCAAATTGCATAGACAACACATTGCTTGTTAAGCAATCAGCCTCACCAACAACAACGCCAGTTGTTTGTGCGCCGCTGTAACCTATAACTTCAACTAAATCAGTTGTTGTTAAGCCAGGCAATGCAAAGGTTTGAATTGCTGTTGTGTTTGCGGAAACAGTTGTTGGGGTCAACGAAGGTTGAATGTAAAAAGTTTCGTGCGAATTACCGCGAGTAACTGTGGTGCTAGACATGATTTTGTCCTTTCAAAAATTTTACTAATTATAGGCTTTCATGCGAAAAAAGCCACCCCTTGTGAGAGTGGCTTAGTCCGTTTTAGCCCAATTAATAATTAGGCGTAAGTAGCAAAGTCATAGCCATAAACGTAAACGTCCATAGTGGCGGCAGCGCCTTGTGCTGTGCCAACATTAACGTATAGGTTATCGCCTGTGAAAATAGCAGTAGATGCAACGGTACGCTGGCTTACAACTGTTGAAGCTGTAAGAGCCGACAACGCTGCGTTAGCAACAATTGCGGTTCCACCAGCCGACGGAGCTGTAAACAAACCAGCGGCAGCAGTTGTCAAACTGATCGAAGCATTCGTGAAAACCACGTTTGAAACAGACCAATTTGTGGCGTTAGCGACAGTCAGTTTAGCTTGGTCGCCTGTTGCGTTTACGTTTACACCTGTGAACACCGCTAACAAACGGATTGCCTGATTCGACAATACGTTTTGCGGGTGAATAGTTACGGTACTTGCTGGGCCTGGATTCGCCATAATATATATCTCCTAAATTAAGCTGCAACGCGGCAAGCGAGTTCTTGATACAAAGGTGCCCAGCCGTACAGCACATCTAAACGTGTCGGAATCGAATCGTTGTTGATAGTGTATTGACGGACTACGCGCATTGACAGGCCAATTTCCTTGTCGCTTGCACGACCAGCAAAGTGAACGCCTTCTGGCAACTCAAGGTCAGCTACTGCAAGCGTAAATGCGTTGCGGTGCATGATAATGTTTTGCGGCGAAACTGTACCAATCTTGTCAAACTGAGTAATTGCAGCAGTTGACGAAGTTGTAGGAATTGACACGTTCTGGAACTGTCCAGCTGAAATAATAGCTGGGGAAACAGTTACTGAAACAGACGAACCAGAAGCAACCGAAACAGCCGACCTAACTACGAATGAACGCAGCTTGTTTGAGCCGTAAGCTTGACGATTCTGTGGGTTGACTGCAAACACACCAGCGATTGTGAATGTGTCGCCAGCATTCAGGTTCAAAGTACCGGTGTTGGCTGCTGTCAAAGTGATAGTTGACGAAGAAGCCCAACCAGTAGTCAAAAAGCCAGTTGCTGTGGTTGTATTAACCGAACCGGTCACAGTAGTTGAGCTGTTTGAGCCAAACTGTTGTGAAACAACGTTCTGATCCAGTTTCCAGTTCATACCACCAGAATCACGACCCATCAAACCCTTGCGGTATTGTGCCGAAATTGCTTCTTGTGGCACAAACAGGCCTTTTAAGCTGTCAACGATAGTTGCGCTTGTGAACGGTTCAACGATACATGAACGACGACCGTCACGCGGTGCGCCTTCAGAATCAAGGTAAGCTTGACCTGTCAAATATGTTATCAATCCAGTCGGCGGCGTTCCGGCTGTGCCAACAATGTTAGCTGTGTTAGCAGTAGCCATAACCAAACCATCGCGGTCAATCTTGTTGGCGATAGCAGCAACAGCAGGTTTTAGAACGCGATCGCTAAACATGTCCAGCGACAGAGCCAAATCCTGAGTTGTAAACTGCGTGTCAACGTGAAACTGTGTGCCCAAAGTAACAGGAACCGAAGTCTCGTTGAAATCTTCAATGTTCAGCGCTGGGCCAGTTGTACCAATGAAACGGCCAGGGCGACGAACGTTTACTGTGTTACCAATCTTTGCGCCAATAACAGCAAATTGATCGTCATAGTTACGGTCAACTTCCGAAGTGAAAGTCAATTCATTTTCCAAGACCATCAACGCTTCGTTGGTGATCTTGCTAATGGTTAGCAAGTTATTTGCCATTTGTAGCTCCTAAAAAGAAAATTAATTAGCTACCGAATCTTTCCCGACTTACGCATTTCCTTCCATTGCTGGATAGTGCCTGTAAATTCGCCCTTATCATTAATCGGCGTATCTACCGCACCAGAAGTGCCCTTTATCGGGTTAATCGGTGGCGGTGCTTTACTCTTTCTTACCGCAACAGCTTTTTCCTCAGACGGAGTATATTTAGACTCCAACTTGCCCAACTCTTTCAAAGCCTGTGGCAGCGGCATCCCAGCGAACTTCTGCGCGAAATCTTCGTTTTCAGCCAAGTGGTACAAAATTCTTGGCCCAACGTCGCTTTCCAAAATTGCGTCTCGTATAACGTCGTGTATAACAACGTCAGACGAAGCGATCATCTCGTCATAGTCCGGTAGCTCTTGTTTCGCCTCATTAATGCGCTCGTTCCAAGTCGATAAGACTTTTTGCTGCGCTTCTTGAGCCTTAACATTAGCTTCAGCTTGCTTTTCAGCCTGAATCATTCGTTTCGCTTCGTACTTCGCTAAGTCTCTAGCATAGTCAAAAGCGTCGTTGTAATCACTTGGCTGCGGTTCATCAGTCTGAACCTGTGCTTGCTGTGGCTGCTGCTCCAGAGCTTTCAAACGTGCTTCTAAAGCCTCGCGCTGCTGTCGCTCACTTGCTGCCTCTTGTCTAGCAGCATCACGCGCTTTGCTTAACTCAGAAAACCGCTTTTCCAGCTTTGGGTTTTGTTTCTTCGGTTGCTCTGTTGCTTCCGCTTCCGTTTCTGCTGTTGGTTCACTCTGCTCTGCCTCTTGGACTAGCTCCGCAGGACTTTCGTCAACTGCGACCTCAGTCGGGGCATCATCAGCTAAACCTAACTTATTTGCATAAAACTCAGCTGAATTTTCACTTGTTAAAACGTTTCCTGCTTCTTTTACTTCTGACATGAGTTTCCTCAAGAATTTACCCAGTTTGCCTAACTGGTAAGGTAAAGCTATCTTAATACTATTTCAGCAATTGTCAATTATCTTTGTTGTAATTTCTTTTTACTTGGTCATGATGAAAAATTGCAGTTCCCAAATCTTTCATTGAATTAAATTCAACCCCATGATACCCAGCTTCTCTTGCTTTATTAACAGCATCTTCAGCGGCGGTTTTAATATTTTCACCTTTACGCATAGTATTTAACAATTTCCCCATTTTTCTTTTTGTTAAATTAGCAAATTCTCTTGTTCCTTCAACAAGTATTTTAGCTTCTGGGTGGACGCCTATTGTTTCTACATTTCCACCGGTTCCTGCATAAGACTCAGCAACATCTCTGTGCGGAGTAATCCATAAATGCCCCTCACCTATACCGCCTTTAATTTTTTCATTTGAGCCGGTTGTTCCCCGATAATAAATTTTGTGTTCTTTATTTTGTTTTTTTAAACCAAGTTTTTTAGCGTCATGTTCAGCTTTGTTTTCGCTAGTAACGATTACTCTAGCCATTTTGCGCCCCTATTAATGGATTTTGCTCTTGGTCAATGTCAACAACAGCTTGAACCATCGCCCGATCCTGCTCCGCATTCCTGCGGTCAATCTCTAAATTCAAGCGGTTTGTGTCCATGTTGTGCAATAACAATTCAGTAATTGCTTCAATTTCAACCTTGTTCTGGCTAGTAATAGACCTAGTGTTTTGGTCATTGACGCGAACTTCAGCCATAGTTTCAGTATTGTGAGCTTTTGCCGTTTGACGCATCAACTCGCGCTTATTCTCGTTGTCTTGCTTGACCTGCTCAATATCTTGACGCTGTTTCATGGCCATTTGCATTACTTGCAACTGTTGCTGTAGCTGCTGGTTCTGATCTTGAGCCTGTTTCAGCTGCATTTGTACCTGCGGCGGAATCTTAGAACGTTCGTCAATCTGTGCCAGCGGGTTCAATGTAGCCAAACGGTCAGCAATAGTATCTGCGCCAGGGAAATCCATATTCCTAAACCACAGGTCGCCAATCTTATCCATCAACGCAGGGTCTGCCCCTAATATTGGCGTCATAGCTTCAACAGCTTCTTGACGTTTTGAGTTGTAGCCTGGGCCTGTTTCCATCACAACGTCGTATTTGCCGACAGTCACATCATTCATTATGTTGCCCAACGCATCTTGTTGATTAACCGTCAACAAGTCTGGCTTTCCATCTTCGCCAATAATGCGCAAAACACGCTCCGTATCGTAAATCTTAGGAATTAAATCAAGAATAATCTTGCCAACGTGACAAAGGCTGCGTGTCAGGTTATCGTAATAATCAAAGTTTGTTAAATCAATCTGTTGCTGCTGGCCGTTCAAAGCCTTGCCGCTGATATTTCCTGTTGGCATTTGGCTAGGGTCAAATATGCCCATGATCGCCTGCATATCGTTATTCACACCCTGCGCTGCTGTAATTATTCCCGCAGGTGGTGGTTCTGGCTGCAAACGTATTGGCGCAGGTGCTGGCCGACCTTCAATATCTGTCTGCTTATAACGCAGGTAACTATTAGATTTAATGTTAGCCGATGCCCAATCAGATTCGTGGCCTTCATCTTGTCCTTCGGCCATAATCCATTTGGCTTTTGGCGCTAATGCTATGGATTCAGTCAAACTTGTTTGCCAAAAGTTGTACATACGTTGCGGGTCTTTACCGAAACGAACCATGCCAAATTTCTTACGCTTATCGCCAACAATCATGTGACGGCCATAAACAGGGACTAATGGTATATATCGCCCAGGCAAATCACGTTCTTCAAGAACTTGAACGCCGGTGAGCTTCTTCCACTTGATAACCTTCTTGAAACTGTCGCGCTTGGATACCAGAGTAATACCGGCAGCATCCATTTCGCGCTGGTCTAGCTCATCTTCGTAAACGTGTGAGCCGTCTGACAACAGGCAAAGCTTAACTTTCTTGCGCCATGTGTAGAAGTATTCAGCCAGCCGAATATCTTCTTTCATGATCCATTCGTTCTGGCTGTCGCCTGTACCACGCATCGACCAATTGGTTTCGTCTGCGTCTGGATACATCTTTTGGAATACTTCTTTGCTCATAACGGTAGTTATCATCGCTTTTTCAGCGTCTGAACCGTCAGGCAGTATGCTATTCGGGTCTAAATAGACCGTAAAAGGGTTATCTACAGGGTCAATATAGATTTCTTGGTCAAACGAATCTTCCGACATGTAGTTTGTATTGACGCGAATATATCCCCAACCCATGCGCACCGCATAATCAAAGGCGTTGTCATAAGCATAATCAGCGTTTGAATTAACTTCGATGTGGCGAATAATGCCTTGAATGATCTGCGCTTCTGCCGCTTGTTCATTGGTATTCATTGCATGAACTTTAATTCGCGGTCTTTGCTGACGCTGCTGATTGATGACCTGCCGACAATATGTGTCTAGCTTGTTAATAGTCAGACATGGGCGGGATTCTAAGTTTCGACTATTCTGTAGCTCAACCGGCCATTGATCGCCATTGACGAACTTTAAGTCCTCCAACGCTTCTTGACGATTCATAGTGTCAGCGTCGTTGCAGAACTTTAAAAACTGTTTAGCTTCTTCGATAATTGGATCGTAGTCGCCTTGTTGATTATTTGCCATCATCCCATCCAACTAACAGGGTTGCCAAGGTGCGCAGACTGTGGCCTTGGCCTTTGTTTACGCGGTTCTTGAATCATTAAACTAAGATATTTAAAAGCGTCAGCGCCATGACTGTAAATATCGTGAAGCGGCGTTCTGCTGAATTGCTTTGTATCTGGGTCAACTTCATACCGATAATGACGCAGACATTGTAAGCCTTCAGCACAGTTTTCTCTATCAAAATAACATTTTGGGAAGATTGTACGCGCTGCGTTTATGCTGTCAACAGTTGGAACCCTGTCCAAAACCCTAGTTTTATATCCTGAGTTTCTAACAATATCTTCAATGGTCATACCGGCTGCTGCAAGTGTTTTATTTTTTGCATCATGCGGTAGCCAGATCGTATCGTACACATAACCAAACGTCTGCAATTTAGCCAAGTAATACGTCATGGTCTTTTGCGTATCTTCAAAGTATCGAATCAGCCTAGTTTCCATGCCAACAAATTGCACTAGCCAACAGGCTGTATGGTCTGCCCAACCAAGATCGAAAATTGCATGAACTGGCTTGCTTGGATCATAGGGAACTTTGGTAATCCGGCCATCAAACTCTGCTTGTTGCATTTGGTCGGCAAAGATTGCACCGTCAACCGTAACCCTGCACAAACCTTCCCAAACGTTGTTGTAAGCTTGCCGATCCCTATTCTTAAGCGCATCCTTTTCCTCGCGCAACGTCTGCGGAAACCAAGGATTATCTGACCAGTTGATCTTGCGCACTATTGCATTATCAGGCGCATGAACTACAAACCGTTGAAACGTCTCGTCAGTTTCTAACTCAGGGTTGAACGTAATCCAAATTTCGCTGTTTTCTTTACGAATCGTAGGAACAAGAACATTCCAGCTTGATCGACTAACCGTCTGAGCTTCTTCAACCCAACAAATATCAACGCCTTCGTATGATTTAACGTTGGCAACATTGTTCTTTAGACCAACGAAGTTGAACTCTGAGCCGTTCTTAGCTCTGATTGTGGCTTGTGTTACGTCATAGAACGTTTCGAGCCCCAACGCCTGTATCTGGTCGCACAGCAGCTTATGAACTGAATCTTTTAGGGAAGTTTGGAATTCACGCGCACAAAGTATGCGAAGCGGGTCTTTAGCAGCCAGGATCAATAATGCTCTGGCCACGCCCCAACTCTTAGCGCCACCACGACCACCGTATAAAACCTTGTATCTAGACTTTTCAAACAAGCATGACAGTTTTTCTGGAAACTCTGCTTTGCTTATAGCTTGCTCGACTACATCACTCATTTGGCTTGATGAACGTTACTTGGATGCCTGATAGCAATGGTGCGCCTTCTGCGCCCGTTAGCTCTGTCTGTTGCATAGGCTTGCCATCAAACCTATCAATCAATTCCTTGACCGCCCAAGGTTCGCCCAACTCAGCGGCGGAGAATAAGGTTTCAGCTACATTTCTAAGGCGTTGCGGTTCTTGCACAGCTATCTTGCGAAGCTGGTCATAAAACATTTTGCCCTTAGCTGCGTTTAAATTGCCCAAAGGTGCGCCTGACATTGTAATAATCCTTAACTATTTGGTTTTCTTGGATTTCTCTGCTAAACGTTTTACTGCATAAGCTATCGCTACCGCTTGTTTGATAGGTTTTGTCTTTACTTCAGCTTTTATGTTTTCCTTAAAAGCCTTATCAGATTTGCTATGCTTTAGTGGCATAATTATTTCTTTTTAATAGGTTTAGCTGTTTTAGCTGAATCAATAAACGCTTGCTTAGTTGGTGCGCCTTCGCTGCCAACCTTGCGCATCTTTTCAACTGGCTTACCAGCAGCTTTTTGAGCCTTGATGCGTTCCTGCTTTGCGTGAATGTTTGCGTACAAGCCTGGTTTAGTAGCCATTAGCAATTCCAATTCTTTAATGATGCCTTAGCTCTTTCAGCAGGGCCTTTAGCGTTTTTAACAACTCCTTCCATTCTTGCGCAGAAGCTGGCTTTTCTACCTTTGTCTGCGTCAGTCTTTGGATGCGGAGCCGGTGGTTTAAGGTTTGAGCTGTTCTTTGCGTTGTATTCCGCACGACCTTTAGCTGTCATACCCGCACCTTTTTCGGTCGGGTTGTAAGTCTTACCTTTGCCGGTAGTCTTGTGTTCTATCGGTTTATCGTGTTTAGGCGGCATCTTGTTCCCTTTCAATCCAGCAAATATCAGCTTCTTGGATGATTTGGTAATCTTCGCCCTTAAGCTTTACCGTTGGCCACTTTAGATAATCACCATTGCCATAGCGGATTGAATCGCCTGGCTTTGCATCTAATGGTTTGACGTTGCCCCGTTTATCACGCTTGCCAGGGCCAACGGCCACAATCGTACCCATATTGAAAGATTCCCGATTATTAACAATCAGGACTTCGGAAAGTTGTCGGATGCTGGGTTTAACCAGCACCCTATCTTGCATAAGTCTAATCATTGACCGTAAGACGAACGCTTATGTTCGTAACAAATGCCGTTGGTTCTACCGGTGTTCAAATCCTTGTAATCACCCGCAGCCTCAGTTTTACCCATTGCAACGCCGCCTTTAACTACCGGTTTCATTTCGCCACCAGTATCAGCAGTAGTTGCGCCTTTTGGCGTTTTAATGCCGGTGCTGCTTTTAGCGCCAACCATTGGATCATGCAATTTAGCCATGATTTAACCTTTATTGACCGTAGCTGTTGCGTGTGTGCGTATAGCAAATGCCAGCAGTCTTGCCGGTGTTGAACTCTTTGTCCATACCGGTCATGTCTTCTTTACCCATGCCAACACCGCCAACGATCTTGCCACGACGTTCGCCAGTTGAATCAGACATATCAGCACCTTTTGGTGGTGTTGCGCCTGTCATGCTCTTAACGCCCTTGTTAGAATCCATCTTACCCATGATATTTTCCCTTTTCTTTGCAAAGAAATTACTACGATTATTAACTTAAGTTAACGGTGTGTCAATAACTTGAATAGCTACTGTTGCGCCGCCTCCTGATTTTATAGTAGCTCGCTGAATAGTCAAATGGTCAATTTGCTCGTCATCATCAAATACACCGGCATCTTGTAAAGCATCTAAACAAGCTTTCAGCCGGTTATCAAGATCAATTTTGCGTTTGTCTTTGGGATGTAAATAAATTAGTACCTTTAATCGGTTAATGCCCAATTTCGGCACTTTCTGATCAATGACGCATTCAGCAACATCAATTTTGTATTGTCTGCCAGCTGTGGATAAATAGCGACGGCCACCAGATTGGAGCCAATAATGATTCACGGAGGGGGGTAATGGAACATTAATGAGTATCAAGCAGTTCCTCCGTCCATGCTAAGAGTTCTTCCTCTGTCGTTTGGTAATGCCTCTCAAACGCTTTACGCCCCATTCCGTGAACACCAATGTCACCGCGATGATGTGAAGGGCACAAACCAATAACAGGGGCATCATTACGACGACCAGCGCGGCGAATATGATGAATTTCGCAAGGAGTTCCGTCATAACCAATCTTTTTGCATAGTATGCACCCAAGGTCAGCAACTTTGTCGTAATGCTTATTTTTTGCCATCTATTTTTTTGTTCACGCAACTGCTACACAGCCAACGTCTGTTCTTTCCGTTTGCAATTATTTTCCAATAACCACCTTGTGAATTTTTAGTCAACGAACAATTGCTGCAGTATCTATCACCAGCTGGACTTTGTTTAGCCGGTTCAAATTCATCAAGATTTAACATTAACAGTTTAATTTAATTAATTGTTATTATTGTTGTATTTATAAATGCTTTACAACGAAAGGCAAAAATGACTGCCAAATCTTGTACCGACGAAGAATTTATAGCAATCTGGAACAAATATCAATCAGCGTCAAGAGTAGCAGAAGTTTTGAAAATTCAGGTTAGAACTGTATATACAAAACGCAGAGAAATAGAAAATAAATTTGGATTAGCTTTACTTGCTACCGACAAAAAATCTTTAGATTGCAATATAACAATTCCTAACAATGGTGTTCGCGTTCGGGTAGAAATGGATGAAGGCCTAATTATGGTGGCAAGTGATTGCCATTATCACCCTGGACAAATATCTGCAGCGCACAGAGCTTTTGTCAAATTAATAGCATCATTAGAACCACGCATAATCATAATGAACGGAGACGTTTTTGACGGTGCTGGAATTAGTCGATTTGATCCTCAAGGCTGGAAATCAAACCCAACCGTAAAACAAGAACTAGAAGCCTGTTCAGACCGTTTAAGTGAAATTGAAGCTGTTGCCGCAAATGCTAAATTACATTGGACATGGGGAAACCATGACATGCGCTTCAACACTCGTCTAGCGTCTCAAGTAGGTACAGCATTTGAAGGCGTACAAGGTTTTAATCTTACTGATCATTTTCCTAGATGGAAGTTTTCCACATCAATAATGGTTAATGAAAATTGCATGATAAAACATAGGTGGCACAATGGAATTCATGCTGTTTATAACAACACTTTAAAGAGCGGAACCTCGTTTGTTAGTGGTCACTTACATTCCTTAAAAGTAACGCCCTGGTCAGATTACACAGGCGACCGTTATGGGGTCGACACAGGGACACTATCAGCAATTGACGCAGAAGGCTTTAGCTACCACGAAGATTCAAGCGTCAACTGGCGTTCTGGATTCGCTGTTTTGCAATTTCATGAAGGAAAACTTTTACCGCCAGAACTATGCCAAGTATTAGATGAAAGTGCTGGAAAGTGCTATTTCCGTGGTTCAATATTTTATGTGTGAATAGTCATCTAAATGCCACATGACAGGATTATTATTAGATTGCAGTTCCCTATAAACCTGTTTCTTGGAGTAAACAAATGAGCATGATTATTGATTACGAAAACAAATTGATCTATATCGGCGACGGTTACGAAGTTGTCCAATACGAAGAAGAAGACGCAACATTCTTTGATGATGAAGGCAATGAATACTGGTACGACGAAGCAGAAGATATCACCTACATCTACGACGAAGAAACTGAAGATTGGTACGAAGTCGAAGAAGACGAAGACGCAGCAGCATGGTAAAACAAAGGGGCGAAAGCCCCTTTTCTACATGTTGTCTCGTATTGCTCTGACCGGAATATCTGTTCTCTCATGAATGCGCAAAATGACCATATCCGATATTGGCGCACCGTGTCTTATCTTGCTTATAGTTGGAACTCCTAACTCTAATATCTGAGCAACTTCACGATCTGTCTTTAAATCAAGTTCCCTGCGCAAAAAGTCGATCAATTTATTGTCAACGTGTGTTGGTCTCATAATGAACCCTTCCTCCGGTTAGCAGATAACGTTTGCCAAATTTCTGTAATGCGTATTTCGTGCTGGCGTTTGTTATCCAAAATTTTAAATTGCTTATAGTTCTCTACCCACTCAGCTACTGCGTTCTCGTATCCAGGACTGTCTATAGCTTGCGCTTCCCTTTCAGCCACCGTACCACTAGCAAGTAGAAATGAATGCGCCTTGGCCTGTTTAATCGCTTCCTCGCACCGTTTAACCTCGCCAGATAATTCAGCGTGTTCTTGGTCTGTCCTGCTTAAAAATATTAATGCTTTTTCTACCCGCGAATCATTTAAGTTTTCTAATTCCATTCAATCCCCGCAAAAACATGAAATACCATCTTCGTTTGGGTCAAACATGCTTATTTGATCTTTATTAAATTTAATCATAGAAGCATAAGACGGCCTGTCAGAACGAAAAACTGCTCCGCTTGGCTTGGATGCCAATTCCAATGCCAATGCCTCCATTCTTGCCCACCATACCGCACGTTCTGGCTTTTCCGTAATTAAAGAAAAGATTTGCGCACCGCCTTTTAAAAAACACAAATCACAATTTCCATGCATGGTCACGCCGTTCATGTTTGGCAACTTTAAATCAAATGATTGGCTTTTCCAAAAGTCACCAACATCTTTTTTAGTAATTCCCAATTTTCCAAGCGGTGCAATTTTTGTTTCATGTTTGCCATAATCCTGATTGCCAATTTTTGCCAACCTACGCTGTTCATCAGCCCTTATGCCAAGCATAGAATCCCATTCTGTCCAACCTTCATTTTTTAAATATCTATGAATTGCCCTAACTTTAAGTTCTACAGTACAAAACCTAGATACTGGATTAGGCAAATGATTGCGTTTTTTAATTAGGGCCTCAAATGGTTCTCCGTTTCGACTGGCCGTTTCAAAATCAACCAATTTCCACCTGTTTTTTGTTTCTTCTGCGTCTTGGTATTCAACCCAATGAATTTTTATCCCCCAATTAATGGCGCAATCACGCACAAATTCAAGCGTTGCTTCTTCTTCTTTACCGGTATTTGCAAAACAAACAACAGCTTGGTTTGGTAATCCATTGTTAGCCTGTAAAACCCGCCAGAGCATATAAGCTGAAGTTCTGCCGCCTGAAAAACTTATGCAAGTCGGTTCATCAATAATAAATGGATCTTTCATCGCCAATCCCCTTCATTTCCTCGATTATTCTTATTCCATTGCTCACGCGAATCTTTTTCTAATTTGTCCGTACTACGCCACTTCTTAACTTCTTCAAAATAATCTAACATTGGTTGCCGACCTTTAAGCCGCAGCTTTAATACATACCTAACTTCGCATTGATGCCTAAATTCCTCGCTCAAGCCAACGCCCTTATTTTCTCTGCAATACGTTTGCGCAACTCGCTAAAGCTTTCGCCTGGTTTAGAATTAACACCGACTTCCCTAGCTTTTGCCATAGTCAATTGTTCGTCGCTGTACCAAGGTAATGAAGGTGGTTTCTTTTCCTGCATGTCAAGCTCATCTTCCCAACGGCCTTGGTTTAACCAAGTTGCTGCATGGGGAATAAATTCTGTTTCCGTTTCCTTCAGCCGCCAATATTTAATATGCACCGGCAAAGCTTCAAACGCAGCTTCTTGTTCTTCTTTTGGCATGCGTTCCCAAATCTTCTGCGCAACACGTTTGCTCACCTTTCGAGGGTACAGCTTCCAAAATTCATCAAACATACTATTCCTTTGACTGCGGTAATCCTGACCACAGCGGCCAACCTTCAAGCAATGGTTCTTGTTCTAAAGGTTGTAAGGATTCTGCTGGTTTTGTGTCCGAAGTTTGTATATTCCTTTCGGGCATGAGGTTTTCTTCCATAGGCCATTCAGTTCGCATTACAGGCATACCCCGCATATCTTCTGAGCCTTTTATCATTAACAGAAACTCGTCCAACTTAACTAACGGTAGGTCTAGCCCATGCCCTGCAAACTTCCTTCCTGCGTCATATCCACTTAACCACGCTTTAGCTTCTGCCGGTGTGTATTCTTTATTCATTCCTGCCCCCTTGCTGTAATGCGGTCATAGATTGCATCAACCACTACGCCGTGGTATTCATTTGCAATAACGGCACACGCTTCGCGCTCTGCTTTACGCCCTGCTTTCCAAGCTTCCCAAGCCCAATACATCATTGACGTGTTGCTGTAAGGATTCATTGTTGTGTCGCAATCCTGATCCCACCAATTTTCAAATTGTTCTTGTTCGTTCATATTTCCTCCTGTGTATATTATTAAGGCTGCTTAATCTTTACGTCAAGCATTTTCTACACTTACTTTTATTTACTTTTGTTTTAGGCACAGGACAAGACAATTAGGTGGTACTCACCCAATTTAGCCACCTGCTTCAGTAAAGTCGATAAGTAAAGTCTTGCAAGCTACTACACCCGAAGGACTATGTTCAATTTCCAGAGCGACGAATTCGGTTCGCCTAGCCGCCAATACCACCTGTATTGCTCTGTTCCTGTGATACCCATAGTAAGTTCACGCGCTGTCTTGTCAGTAGGCGCACAGGTTTTCTTGGTAGCCGCCCCTGCAAGGCGCATTGCTTCGTGACCAGTACGGTCTAAACGCAAAAAAGCCCTTTAGACTTGGTTCTTTGCGTGTGACGGCACGTTCCCTTGCGGGTAAAGAACCAAAGCTAAAAGGCTTTGGATTGTCTTATGCCGTCACATAGACAAGCAAAAGATACCACAGGTAAAAAAAAGCCTCAAGTACATTCTTGAGGCCAAAGCCGCCGAAGGATAGCGGAGCGAGAAATTAGTACTAGTACACTAGCACTATTTGCGTCATTTAGTGCCAGTAGCCTAAATTTCAGGCCAAATATACCGCCAATTAGCAGGAAACATCAACTTCCTTGTTAATTTTCCGTCAGATTGTTTTTCTATTTCTGCGGCCAAATACACCCGCTTATCTAAAGGAATGCCGTTACGTCGCCAAACGCATACCGCTGGCGGTGAAATGTTTAGCTGTTTTGCAATAGCTGTCGGCCCACCTAGTAAATCAATTATCTGAGAATCATTCATTAACGTAGATTAACAAATAATGTTTGACAGGTCAATTAATCTAGCTTAATGTGTTGCTTGCGGTGAATTTGCCGTACATCTAAAAGGACTTTACAAATGGACGATCAAAAATTATTGATGGACGAAGTCGAAGAACGACTTGACGCTGTACTTTTTAAAATTGAGCAATTACTTGAGCCAGACGAAATATCTTTAATCCGCTGGGCTTGCGGCAAATCATCTTACACAATTAAGGGTCAACATGTTAATTTCGACAACTAAACAATTCAGCAACGAAAAGAAATTTAAAAACGCACCGGCAGGATCACACTTAGCCAGGCTTTATAAGGTTGTTGACGTTGGTAGCCAACACGGTGAATGGCAGGGTAAAGCCACATTTAACCGCAAGATTGTCTTTTACTTTGAGTTACATGGCGACGACGCTACTGGTCAACCGCTTGTCAACGACGACGGCAAACCGCTAATCATTACTAAATACTACAACGTGAGCCTTGGCGAAAAGGCCACCTTGCGCAAACATTTGCAATCTTGGCTAAACCTTGACTTTAATTCAATGCCTGAAGGTTTTAAGGTTGAAAGCATTTTAGGTAAGTTTGGAATGATTAACGTCATTAATTACACAAAAGACGGAGAAATAAAAACAGCAATTGATGGAGTAACGGCCGTTCCTGCAATTGTTGTCAAACATGGCTTGCCTGAAGGCGTAAACGATTTATTTATATTTGATCTAAATAAATTTGACAGCGCAAAGTTTGATTCTTTATCAGATAACGTAAAGAAAACAATTATGGATTCGCCGGAATATCGTGCGATTTTTAAACAATCTGATATAAAACCAGCAGCGTCAAATGAATTTGGCGACGACGATATTCCATTTTAAGGATCAATATGACTTGCGAAACATGTTTTTATTGGTATCACGACAATCATTTTGGTTCTTGCAAACGCTATCCAAAAGTTGAAGTTAAGAACAAAAACGATTGGTGCGGAGAATTTAAAGAAAAATCAATTGCTGTTTCTTTTCCTGTTTATGGCGAAGGTAACGAATTTTTACCCGCCATAACTTCAGAAGAAGTTGGCGAAATGATGAAACCAAAACGCGGCAGACCTGCGAAGGAGCAAAAATAATGGCTGGTCATTGGTACGATAAAAACGGAAACCCTCAATACACAATTATTGGGGCCAACGGCAAAGAACGCGACACAGACTTGCGAGACGCTAGAAAACTTGGCCTTGTGCCTTCAGTAACCACAATTTTAAAGGTTGCAGCAGCACCGGCCTTGGATATATGGAAACAACAGCAATTATTAAAAGCTGTTGCAGAAGTTCCAAGACTTGACGAAGAACCTGAAAAAGAATGGTTCAGCCGTATTGTTAAGACTAGCAAAGAAGCTGGTGACAAGCACATGGATCGCGGTACATCTATGCACAATGACATTGAAGATTATTTCAATAAACGTCAACGTGAATTTCCCGACTTTGCTAAAGAAACGTATTTTGCTGTGGTTAAAGAGTTTGGTAGCCAAAACTGGATTACTGAAAAATCATTTGCTTTTGATGGTTTTGGCGGCAAGGTTGATTTACACGCTGAAGATATTGTTATTGACTTCAAAACCAAAGAAGTCGTTGACGATAAGACCGTATGTTACGACGAACAACTAATGCAATTAGCAGCTTACAGGATCGGTTTAGAGCTTCCTGACGCGCTTTGTGCCAATGTGTTTGTAGATTTGCAGGGTAACGTCAAAATCATCAAGCACGACGAATCAGACATACAGAAAGCCTGGCTAATGTTCACGCATTTATTAGCTTTTTACCGTATCAAAAACGCAATTTAAACCTAAAGGCTAGCTTTTGCTGGCCTTTTTTAACTTATAAGTACCACCTTTTTAAGTTATCAATAAAAGTTGTTGACACTAAACATTAACCTAGCTTAATATTAATTGCCTTAACACAACTTAAAGGAAAGGAAATGTACATGACAAAAGATATACACAGACGTGGCCTTGACGAAGGAATGGAAATTGCCCTTCGTATGCTTAATGAAACTTTGCAAATTAATTGCGAGCATTTAGGCGACGCAATAGCCCATGTAAATGTTTTAAATAACCAACGTAGATGGTTAAAACAAGATTTAGAAGAAATTCGTAACGTTTATTTAAAACTGTCTGACGATTACAAACAACTTCAATATCACTATGACTGTGCAATTTTAGATGCGAAAGGCCTAGATCATGACCACTAATCACCCTTACTTATCCATTACTTTTGTTATTGCTCTTGCGATATTTGCTGAAACTATTGTGGAGTTCCTGCTATGAGCCAACAAGAAGCCATCATTAAATGCCTTAAGAAAGGCTGGAAAAGCCCTATAGACGCGCTAAACGAAGCAGGTACTATGAAACTAGCCACTAGGGTTGGCGAACTGCGTAGAGCCGGTTATATTATTCTAGATAAATGGTCGCAGCACCGTAAATACAAACTTTACAGATTAATTAAAACGCCGGAGGCATCATGAAAAATGGCATGAATTTTCACGACAGCTACATTTACACGCCAGCCACCACAGACGTAACTATTCGTTGGCGCAAACTTTACAACTGGATACCGCCGACCGAAAACCCTGAATACCAAAAGAAATGGGCGAAGTTTAGGCACATGACAGTTGCCGGAATTGAATCCATAGGTAAACAATAATGGAACTTTATTCACACATATTGTTTATCGGCGGTTTTTTAGTTGGAATGGGTTGTTGTTTATTTGTTGCCGCAGCCATTATGTCAATGGTGCTGCTTGATGACTAGCTTGTGGAGAAAAAGAACAATGCAGGACAAAAGATTTTGCACGACTTGCCAAAGAAAAAAGCCGGTTGCCGGTGGTTACAAGCAGCCAGGCTTGATGCGTGGCTGGCGTTGCGAGGATTGCTTGAACTTTCGCAGCGTCAGCCCTTATCTAAGCAAAAAGAAAACTACTTGTGACGAAGTTTTGGAATTGGATGCGCCGAATCCATAGGCATTTTTTCATGCTCTTTTAGTTCTTTGTTAATAGCAGAAACCTTTTCCATTTCTTTTTGAAAATCCTTTTTGACAACGTAATTTGTATCGTTGTCTTTCTTTGATTCCATTTTTGTAATCTTAAAGTTTGTTGCCATGTTATGCCCCTTAAATTATTTTTTTGCCGATTTGTAAATCAGCTAAATTTAAACCGTTAGTGTATTGGAAATGAGGGTATTCTTTAAACCGTTTCCAGTTTCCCGCCCATTCCAAACCTGCTGCAATCCCAAAATCACCAACTTTTTGCCAAATATCGTTTTCGGCATCCCAAACTGGCTTTCCATTAAGTAATGGCACTACATCTACGGCACAACGATAATTGTGGAATGATTGGCCACCTTTTGCATTAGTAACAATCCTGCCTGGCTTTGTTCTTCCCTGCGCATACAAAGCATTTTGGCTTTCATTATCCCGATAGGTGCTAGTTACTAATAAATCAATCCCCGCATCTTTTGCGGAGTTTATAAATTTTTCGACGCGCACTTTAACAGCTGGCAGCAAATCATCTAAATTGCGACTGTTTATCATTTGGCAGCAACGCCCTTCATTTTTTCAGCTGTACGCAAAACGCCTAAACCTAGCATTCCCATCAAAACCGGTAGCATTTCTGACAAATCAGCAGGAGTTAAAACTATAGGGTATTGGAAAAACGCAGCAATAACTTTAGCAACAGATATACCTACCCAATTCCAAGCACAGGCAATACCGCAAACCCAACCAATAAACGGCCGCCAACCTGATACAAAGACAGACGCACTAGCTGCTTCCGCTTTGTTAATCTCAAGCTGCCCCATGATCTGCTGCAATTCACCCGATTGCTGCAACTTGTACAACTCTAGCTTTGCTGAAGCAGCTTGCGCAGGATCAGGCCATAGCCGATCTATAACCTTGCTTCCAATATCTAAAACAGCCGTAATTGGATCAAGAGCCATATTATTTGCTTAAAAAAATGTGCGTTAAATAACCAATCAAGCTACTTATTGCAGAAACAAACATCATGCCAGCCCACATACCGCCTTTGCCCTTATTAGCCAGCGCCAGTAATTCTTTTAAGTCTCGATCCATTTGGTCAACCTTTTTATCTAAAGATTCAACCTGCGCGACTAACTGACCGTATTTGAACATATCCACGTTGTCTGACATTTCCAGCACCTTATGTTTTCTGGATAAACGCCAAAGCGTAGAAAAGTGGATTATTCGTTCCAACCGAAGTAACCACGCCAGATGATGCAAAACCGCCATTATTACCGACCGAATAAGAAGTACCAGCGCCAACTATGAAACGGTCTCTTAGATTCGGTGTGCCGTTGGTTCCATCGCAGATAACGTAACCCGCAGGTATTGAGCCTATTGAGCCACTCCACATCAAAATACAACCCACCGGCACAGCGGTGGTTGCTGAAGAACTGCCCAAGATACCGTACAAATTATCATAAGTTGCAATAACCGCATTCGCGCTGTCTGTCAGCACTAGCTTATAGTTTGAACCTGAGTTAAACCATATTTCCTGCGGTGGCCGACCATCCGTTCCAAGCACGATAGGGTTAGTGTTGGCAATCGTACCTGCTGACGTTGTATAGGTGGCCAACGGCGTAGTTGTGCCAGCCTGGTAAGTATAAATAAACCCACCTGATAGCGGCGCACCCAAAGTCGTGAAAAACTGAAAGCCATTTCCGATTGGTGAAAGATTGACTGCCATATTATTTCTTCTTTCCTATGTCAGACAGCCTAACACCTGCTGCCGGTTTAATTGTTTGTTTTACATCTTTAGCTATTTTTCTTTCTTGCAAAATTCTACTTGCTGGTTCCGCAAAATATTTGACGCCAGGAATATCTTTAAGTAAATCAGCACCATATTGTTTGAGCATTTGCGCTCCTGCAACTATAGTATTTGATTCATTAACAAACGAACCTTTTGGCCTAGCTTCTATAATTTTGCCTGTGCTTGCAATAGCTCGAATTGTCTTAGCATCTTCGCCAAACAAAGGATCAAGCTTTTTGTTTACATCAAGATTATCAACCATCTTGTTAAACTTGCCAGTTAAGAAATTTCCACTAGCATCGGTAGATTCCCGAATCATGTAATCTAAAGCACCTGAACGCAAATGCTGTATTGCTTGCGGGTCGCCCTGACCTAAAGTTTCCATTGTCTTTACAAAGTCTTTATTCTTAGACCTGAAAACAAGCTTTGGAATAAAGTCTTTAGTGTCAGCAATGCCGTTCATTACTTCCGCATAAAGCGGGTTGTATGTGTCGCGCTTTTTGTCTAGCAAATCAAACTGCGACTTTGCCAATAATCTAGCCTTATCAGCTAAAACTTTAGCTTCGCCAGTTTCATTTAACAACGGCATCTTTTCTAGTTCACTACGGACAACCGTCAACGCATGAACTGCGTTTCCATCATTAGCCGCTTGAGCTTTGCGGGTTTCCCTAGCCAACACAGTCCGAAGGTTCTCGAACTGGTTAAAGTTCATTGCCTTGCCTTCTGTGTAATCTTTAATTCTATTTAAGATTGAAGGCGGCAAAAACTCTTGTTCATCAAACTCGCGCAAAGCTTTCATTGCGCCGTTGCCAAAGCTTTGACTATCAACTTCAAGCTTGCCAGCACCGTAATCTTTTAAGCTGTTGTAAGCCGCTGTAATAGCGTCATCATCAGATTTAATACGCTTGCCCATCAAATCAATTGAACGTTCCGCATCTTCAACAAAGCTGGTTGTGTTTACGTCAGGAGCAACACGTTCTTTCATCAAGTTGGCGTTTTCCTGCAATGCTTTGTTTTGCTCATTCAAATGCGCCGCAACTTGATCTTTAATGCCACGTTGGTTGCGTTCATTACTGATAATTACAGGGTCTTGACTAGCTTGACCGCGAGTTAAACGAACTGGAACCGGCAGTTGGTCGGCATCCATAACTCGATTTAATGCGTCAACGTTTACATCGCCAGGCTTAACTTTTGACAGTTCCGTTTTAAGTTCAGGAGTTGCTCTTGCCGTAGCTTCAGCCAATGTTGCAGAATCAGCAGTCCTAGCCGCACCAACGCCAGCCATCGCTTGCGGTTCAAGCTTGCCGTAAAACTCGTGCGTTAATTTTTGCTTATATTGTTCTGCTGAAAGTTTTGGTTTGCCAATAGCCGGTTCAATACGTTCTGCAACAGCCAACGGTTTAGCAACAGGAGCTTTCTCAATAATTGGCTTTCTTGCGCTACCCAAAGGCAAAGCTTCAGGCATTACAGGCGGCAGCTTAGAAGCTTCAAAAGCTTCTTGCAATGTGCCCATAGCGCGACCTGTAACCGCTTTGCCAGCCTCTGTGCGGGGTTCATACGTCAAAGCTTGAGATACTTCGCCAGCGGTCTTTTCAGCCTTTTGTAGCCCTTCTTTAGTGC